TGAGGGGAATCAATTAACAGTTAATTTTGACCAGATAGAAGAAGCAGGAGGTTATGGATTACCTTCTTTAGCAGGGGGATTACTTAAATCTGCAGAAAAAGATATTATACAAACTACTATTACTAATTTAAAAAATGCGGGAATAATAACAGGCGGAGAAATTGATAAAGCAGAAGGAGTATACACCTTTACTATTGACCCAAATAGAATGACTAAATATACAGAAAATGTTTCTTCTTTAGCCAATAAAATAACTGGAGGAAGAGGTCCTAATGGTGAGTATATACCTCCTAATGAATATTTACTAGATGAATTGGGTAAACTAGGTAAAGAAGAGGCTACTAAATTTATATCTGAAATGGCTATAGCTTCAGATAATGACCAGTTAAAAACTATTATTGATAGGGCTGTTAATTTTGGTGATAGAGGAGCAGCAGCAGCTTTACTAACATTCCAACAAGGGGATGAGCCTTTAGATTTAGATGCTAAAGGATTTTTAGGATTTGATAAATACAATGATGCATTTAAAGAAGCTTATACAAAAACATTAAAAGAATTACAAGAATCTTCAGATACTGCACCCCCATCAGAAACAAAAGATAGACCTACTCTTGAAGAACGTAGAGCAGAGACTACACGAATAGATAATTTAAATAGAGAAGAAAAAGATAAATTATTAGATGAATTAGATGCTTTATTAAAACAAAAAGAAGATGAAAGAAATAAATCTTCTCAAGGCTTAACTTCTACTCAAAAAGAAGCTTTAGCAGGAAGTACATCTAAATCATCTGGTGGAGGAACATTAGGAACTCCTCCTTCAGGGGGTACACCTAAATCAGGAGGTACACCTAAAAAAGGTACTGGAGCATCAGGACCACCCGGATTTACCCCTAAAAAATCAAAGACACCGACTGGTGTTAGAAGACCGGGAAGATAACAAGTTTCTACTAACGTAGGAAAGCACTAGAATTTCTCTAGTGTTAAAAAGGGCTACCTAGGATAACCTAGCCCCCTTATTTTTTACGACAAAATAAGAGCTACCTGTTACCATTCGCAGCCCTCGTAACTTAAAGGAGTTATTCATGAATGAAGAAGAAAAGCAAACTGAAGTTATTGAGGAAGGCAAAGAATCAACACCCGTTGAGACTAAGTCTGAATCATTAGCAAGTCCAAAACCTTACAAGAACAAAGACCGTGAGGATGTTTGGAAAGAAGATGAACCCAATAACGAACAGAGTGCAGCTACCGTTGACAAGGACACCGAAGAAAAATCTAAGGCTACTCCGGATGAACAACGCCCTGCAAGTGCTGAAGAAAAGGTGTTTAAAAAACGTTATGACGACCTTAAACGCCATCACGATTCGACCATCGGAAAGCACAAAGATGAACTTTTAAGACTTAAAAAGCAAGTCGAGGAAGCTACTAAAAAAGCCTATCTACCTCAAATGTCTAAAGATGAATTAGATGATTGGAGAAAAGATAATCCTGAAATGTATGATGTTATGAAAACATTAGCATATGAGGAAGCTGATGAAAAAACAAAAGCTGTTGAAGTTAAATTAGAAGAAATTAAAAATGCTCAACTAAATTTAGCTAGAGAAAAAGCAGAAGTGGAATTGTTAAAATTACACCCTGATTTTTATGATATTAAAGGCAGTGATGAATTTCATGAGTGGGCGGATAAGCAAGATGACATGATTAAAGGTTGGTTATACAACAACTTTGATAATGCTAAACTTGCTGCTAGAGCAATTGATTTATATAAGATGGATTCAGGTCTATCTAAAAAAGCAAAAGTATCTAGTGCAGAAGCTAAAGCAGAAGCAGCAAAAGCTGTTACTAAAACTCGTACTGGCGATGAAAACAAAATGAAGGAAAAGAAAGTTTGGAGTTTAAAAGAAATTTCAAAACTTAAACCTTATGAGTTTGATAAGTTAGAAAAAGAAATCGACAAAGCTAAAGAAGAGGGAAGAATCACATCTTAACTAAATAATAATAAAGGAGAAATAAAATGGCAGTATCAAGAAGTTCCGGTTACGGAAATTTGCCTAACGATAATTTTATCCCACAGATATTTAGTCAAAAGGTTCAGAAATTCTTCAGAAGAGCGTCTGTTGTTGAAGATATAACAAACACAGATTATGCCGGAGAAATTGAAAATTTTGGCGATACTGTAAAAATTATCAAAGAACCTGTAGTAAGCGTACAGTCTTACACAAGAGGTTCAGTAGTAAACCCGCAAGACTTAGCAGATGACCAAATTACATTGGTTGTTGACCAAGCTAATGCTTTTGCATTTAAAGTAGACGATATCGAAGAAAGACATTCTCATATTAATTTTGAGAGTGTTGCAACTTCATCAGGTGCGTATGCTCTTAAAAACAACTATGACCAAAACGTACTATCAAGTATGTTCTCAGGTGCAGGAACTACAATTGGTTCAGATGGCTCAGGACAAGACGTAGGTTTTGGTGGTTCAGAGATTGACCCATTAAACGTAATGGCTAATCACTCTAAGAGACTAAACGCAGCGGATATTCCATTTGAACAAAGATGGTTTATTGCTTCACCTAACTTTTATGAGCAGTTGCAGCAAACTGATTCTAAGTTACTTGACACACGTTTTTCAGGAGACCAAGCAGGTGTTCTAAGAAATGGTAAAGTATACGAAGGTATTATCAGTGGTTTTGCTTTATATATGAGCAACAACTTACCTGCATCTTCAACATCTAACTTTGAAAAAATCATGTCAGGTCATATGTCTTCAACATCAACTGCAAATCATATTGCAAAGATTGAAGTTGTAAGAGACCCTGATTCTTTCGCAGATGTAGTACGTGGTTTACACGTGTTCGGAAGAAAAGTACTAAGAACAGAAGCTCTCTTATCAGAGCATATTAAAATAGACTAATAGAGGAGAAAAAATATTATGACAGCTTATAATAGTAGTGTTACTTCAACCAATCTCCCTTCAGAGAGAGGTTCTAGTATTCCACGAGTAATATCAGATGTAGTAGATTTTTCTTCTACTACAAATGCTGCAAGTGATACATTTGATGTATTACCAATTCCTGCTAACTCATTAGTATTAGCTGCCGGTGTAGATGTAATGACAGCCGACACCGCAGGTAACTCAGGTACTATTGCAGTAGGAGATAGCGTAGACGGAGACCAATACGCAGCAGCAGCAACTGTTGCAGCAGCAGGTCAAATGACTACTCTAGATGCTAACTTTGCATATTCTGCAGCAGATGCAATTAGACTAACAATTGCTACTGGTGCAATCAATGCAAAAGTAAGAGTATGGGCTTGTGTTATATCACTTGATGGTGGTGCAACAAAAGCAGATACAGACTCACAAACATCAACATTTGCATAATTAATAATAATAAAGGGGGATTTATTCCCCCTTTAACTTAAATACTAATGCCAATATACGTTTATGAAAACACAAAAACAGGTAAAGTTTGGGAAGAAGCTTTATCTTATGAAGATAGAGATAAACCTGTTAATAAAAATATAATCAGAATACCTGCAGCTACTAACATGCTTCGTATTTTAGATAGTAATGAAAATAAATTAAGAGACCATATAGGTAATATGGTTCAACAAGGTTATAAAGAAAGAGATACTCTAGAAAAAAGAGGATTAATAAAAGTTTCTAATACTGAAAAAGAGAGCAGAGAGAAACGTAAACAAAAAAGGAAATGGGTGTAAATGAATTACTTACAATTATGTAATGCTGTATTATTAGAACTTAATGAGGTTGTTTTAACTTCTGCAAATTTTGCAGATAGTAGAGGTGTACAATCATCAACTAAAGAGTTTGTTAATAAAGCTATTTCTGATTTATATAGTGCAGAAGTAGAGTGGGCATGGTTACATACTTCTACTACTCAAGATACTATAGTAGGTCAACAAGAATATACTTTACCTACAGATATGAGAAAAGTAGATTTTGAATCTTTTTATCTTACACCAAAACAAGTTATATCTAATAATGAATTTACAAGTAATATTTCTAATTGGACAACAGTTTCAGGCTCACCTTCTTATTCTTCTTTAGGTAATGGTCGATTACTATTAAACAATTCAGAAGTGACACAAGCAGTTACAGTAACTACTAATAGACCTTATCAATTAGCAGTGAGAGTAATGGGTGGCACAGTTAATCTTAAAGTAGGTACTTCATCAGGAGATAGTAGTATTATTAATAGTAATATTAGTGTTACTAATGTAGGTGAAGGTAAAATGCATTATACATTATTTACTCCTACTGTTTCTACTATTTATGTAGGTTTAGCAAATACTGCTAGTGCAAATTATTTTGTAGACTTTATAAAATTAGCAGAAGACTTTCAGCCTTTTAAATTGAGATATATTTCTTATGATGATTTTTTAAGAGAGTATAGTCACAGAGATTTTGATACAGATGTTAAGTATAAAAAACCTGATAGAGTTTATAGAACACAAAATCATACTAGTTTTGGTTTAACACCTATTCCTAACAAAGACACTTACACTATAAATTTTGAATATTTTAAAACACATACAAATTTAAGTAATGCTACAGATGAACCTTTACTGCCTTCTAGATATCACAATGTTATAGTAAACAGAGCAAAATATTATTTATATAAATTACGTTCTGATGTTCCTATGGCTAATATTGCAAATGCTGAATATGAAGACGGGGTAAAAAGAATTAGAATCGAAATGTTAAACAAACCTGACTATATTAGAGATTTAAGAGTTAATCTTAATACTTTATCTTCAGGGGGTTTAACTAACGTCTAATGCCAGATACATCTAATTTAGCACCTGCAATAGTAAGTTGTTCAGGTGGTTTAGTTCTTAAT